ACTGCCAAAGGGAGCAATGTTATCCTTCAGGAACTGGACATGAACACTGGAGTCGGCGGAATCAATGGCCGAACCAGACGTCCCACGTTCGATTAGGATAACGCGAGCAGAGGCGATGCTGTCAACATCGACCTGGAAGAAGTTGCCAGACTTTTCGAGATCGAACGTCTGGCCGATCGTGAGGGCCGAAGCCGCGACGCCGGTTTGCACCTTCGTGGCGAAGACGGTGTCCTCTTGAGGAACAAGAACGGGTACTCGTGCAGCGAGTGGGCCACCGATCGAGTCGGCGGCGTTCGCTTGCGCGATCCCGTAAATCGCGGTGGCATCCGAGGTAAACTCAATAACCGTCCGCGACTCTGCCTCGTACATCACCGGGTTGCCTCTACGGAACGTCGCTACAGACGAAACCGTAGACCACCGGATGTTGTACGGGCCCTCGACGTGCGTAAAGCCGTCGACGTAAGCCATATGAATCTCCTTGCGTCAGAGACGCAGAGAGGGGGTGGAATGTGACGCGCTAGCGCGTCGCGAGCAGCGGACGTTGTCGCTTAGAGAGGGACGTCGCGGGATTGTTCCGTGACGGTGATTCGGCCGTCGGAACTTTGTCCGGCGTCGAGTTGTTGCTTAATCTTGTTTTCGTGGCGCTTCTTGATGCCCGCGGCCACGGAGGCGGGAACGACCATGAGTTGGAGATCGCCTGCAATGACGGTACCGTCGGGAGCTTTTTCCACGGCGGGTGTCATCGTGAGGTCGATACCATACTCGTTGTCTTTAGAGTTTCCGTCGGCGTCAATGCAGTCATCCCACATGAGTGGACGGTATTGGTTGGCGCGGAAGTCGGCAGTGAGTTTGGCGGCCCCTGTATGGCGAACGAAGTGAAAACGGTGCGTGAGGGGCTTGAATGGATCGCCGTTTCGTTGCGCCAGCTCGATCTGCTCCCGCCTATTGCTGTAACCTTCGATATAGAGCATCGAGACCGTCGGGTCTGTTACGACTTCCTCTGGCACTTCGCCAAAGATGGAGGCGGGTTCGGCTACGATAAGTGGTTTGTTCATGAGTTGACCTCCGCCTGGACAGCATCCCCCTTCTTGAGGAGGGCGAAGTACTTTTTCTGCGCTTCAGCAAGAGAAAGATCGGGGTAGGCTTTGCGGAAGAAGTCCATGCGGCCTTCTAACGTTGTGTCTTCTGCGAGGTGTCCCCAGCGATCGCCGAGATTCTCGCTATTGAAATCTAACGACTCTGTGAGCGTTGCGCCAGTGGGTGAGTCGCTGCTGCGAATCGTCCCGGCTGCCGTCCTGCGTTCGATCTCGTCAGTCACGGCCTTATCGAGGGCTTCCTGAGAGATTTCGCCCGCATGGGCGCCTTTTACGAGCTTCACAGCCTCTGTATACATATCGAAGGTGCGCTTCTCAACGGGGATCGCGGACATCTGCATGTCGATCTCGGGACCCCAGCGTGAAAAGGCTTCGCCGTTCGCTTGGGCAGCAAGAGCGCGCGAGGTTTGGGCGTTCCCGGTATAGATGCCTGCGAGCGCCGGGTCCAAGGTATTCGTCTGAACGCCAGCGATCCGGGCGTTGAAGTATGCCTCGGCGGCTGCTGCGGGGTCACTGAGCCACGTGTCGGCGTCGGGAACGTCGGGAGTGAGCGGAGCGACTGTGGCGGCGGGCACTGCTGGCTGTGCGGCAGGCTGCGCAGCCTGTGGCTGCTGCATGATGTTATACATCTGGTCGGTCAGAGTGTTCAACTCTTCTTTCGTCTTGAACTTCTTCCACTCAGCGACGTTGTCCTCGGCGCCATAGACGTAGTTGGGGCCGAAGGTGCCGTCGGGCGAGCGCGATTGCGTCGGGTCAGTGCTTGGCTCCGATGCCCCAGAAGTGGGGGTTGCCGAGGTGACGTTGCTTGACTGTCCCGGATCGTTGTCTGGCACGGTCTTCTTTCTCCTTGCGAATAGTGGCAATCCGATCGGATTGCTCAAGAATCGTGGGAATAAGCTGGAGGGCTTCGTTTAGCCCGAGCAGCCTCCCACGAATGAAATCATGTTGCTCCGCGCCGCTCTGTACGAGGGCGTCACGGTGCTTCCGCCCAATGGTGGCGAGAAGGTCGGTGTAGAACTTAAAAGCCGAGTCCTGCTGGAGCCGCTCCAGCGCCTCCCGCTGCTCCGCCGTTAGCTCCACCGAGGGGTTGGAGCGTTCCTCCTCCTGAGAGTTGCTGCTGAGCGCCGAGGATAGACTGAAGGTTAGGGACGATTTCCTCTGGGTTGCGAACATCAAACTGTTCCAGAGTGCGGAGAAGAAGTTCCGTCCCCCCCGAGAAAAGTTTCTGAGCCACTTCACCAACGAGTCCTCCTTGCTGAATGAGACCGGCGAGATTGATAAACTGCTCGCCCATTTGCGAGCCAAGCTGTAGCAGCGCGAGGTTGCTCTGCTTCTGGAGTTCCTTGTTATTGAGCCCGCTTGTGGCGGTGAGTTGCACGCCGATGCCATTCTGGATTGGCTCAGCGGGGAAGCCACCCGTGATGGCGCGAACTGCTTCGCTGCCCTCTGGATCGCCGAGCACCTGCTGGGCGGTCGCTAAGTAGGCTTGCGCGAAGGGGTTGTTTGTGAAATTGCGTGTCTGGAACTGCAGGTTCTGCAGCACCCTCAGCCCCACTTCGGAGAGCCCGCCCTGCCGTAAGTCCTTAATCGACATATCGAAGCGGGTGTTGCCCTCTTGCAGCAAGGACTGCACAGTCGTTGCTGGCGTCCGGCTCGGCAGCGCCGAGATGTTGGCTTGCTGGAGATCGTTGAGCCCGGTACGGGCTCGGCTCTGCTCCTGCAGAAAGCCCATCATCTGCATCATGTCGAAGTTGCCGGGCGCAACCATGTGCAGCGGGAGAATGTCCTTCTGCGGCCCGAAGAGCGACCAGATTTTGCCAGGGAAGATCGGCTCATCGGGCAGGATGTTCGCGCCCTCCTTGACGGCGAACATCGGGGCGTTCGAGAGGAGGAGCTTGTCGATGTCGTAGTTGAGGACGTTTGAGATGACGTCCTGCCATGTCTCGGTCTGCTCGCCGACTCCCACACCGTAGAAGCCGTCCCCACGGAGGTAGCGAATGACGCTGTATGGTCGCCCGCCAGGGAGCCAGTTATAGATAGCGCGCAGAATCGTTGCGGTCGGCTTGTGGTAGGTGACAATGAGGTCTTCTTCGATGCCGTCGCCGCTGGCGTCAAAGCGGACGTGCATTTCCCACAGCTCGATCTCGCGGGTCTCGAAGAAGGCGCCACTCAGGTCGTCGCCGATACGGTCGTTGACGTTGCGCTGGTGTTCGTCTTCGGTGAGCGAGTTCTCGACCCAGCGCATGACCTTCGTGATTGCTTCGGGGATGAAGTTCGGGAGGAATGGCTCTTGGCCGCGGCCCATCACTTGGAGAGCAGGCGGCCGGATGCGCAGTCGCTCTCCCACCCAGAGGGCACCATGCTGGACGTCAGGGTCGACTTCGCGCGCTTCGGGCGGCACGAGGAAGTTCACGATATTCACATGATCGACGAACGGCTGGTTTATCATCTGCACCTGCCGCACGCGGTTGAGCTGCTCGTCGTAGCCCCAGACGCGCTTCTGCTCAAACTTCCAGCCGGTCTTGTAGACCGCGGTGCCGAGCAAGACCATGTCGCGGAACGCCCGCATGTTGACGTCCCACATCTTGAGGAGGTTCGTATCAAGCCACTGCGTGAAGTCTTGGAGCGGCTTTGCCGCCGTGACCCACTTCTCGGAGAGAGCCCGCATCGTCCAGATGTTCTCGGCCCCGTGGATATTCGCCATGTACCGTGACCAGATAGGGTCGTTGTTCATGGCGGTCACGGGCACTGTAACCTTGGAGGCGCCCTCAAAGGGGAAGTGCGCTACGCCGTCCTCTGGCTGCGCGCGATACTGCACAAGCCAGTCCCGCCACTTCTGTTCAGCGACAGAGCGCGCGGAGAGGGCGCGGTCGATCTCGAAGCGGAGGAATTGGTTGAGGAAGTCGCGACGCTTCGGACCCCACTTGACGACGTCACTCATAATGTTTTCTGGTGCCGCTGCTGGCTGGTCTAGTTACGGCAAGTAATTCTTCTCTGGCTATACGTCGTCTCGCGAGAATATCATCTGGAGTTCTATAGTATCCCCATCTAGTCTTTAATCTTTTCTCCCGCAACTCATCGGTACTCAAAAAGGTTTGTTGAAACTTCAAAGCAATTTCAGCATTAGGTTTCTTTAGTTTCAAGAACGGTAAGATGGCTTCCAGAAAGTCAGCGGCAGAACGAGAGTTCGTTTCCCAATGGTATTTATCACTCCATTTTGGATTGTCGACCTCTATGTATCTTAACGATCCACCAAATATATCCCGCAGCCACGGGCAGATAACAGCATCGGTTGTGCTAACTATAACACGAAGGTAAAAATCGTGATATCGCTTCCCACTCTTGCGCTTTCTGTTACGTTCAATGATGATTATGCAACCTTCACCATCAATGATTCCAGCGGCGTAAGCTAGGTCCTCTTGCGAAGTGTCAGCCAATTTTCATCACTTTGTAGGACGGCCCTGGCGGCGTGCCGTCTCCCGCTGGCGCTCCAGGGCGCGCGTAGCTTGCGCCACTCTTGCTCTAGCGCGAGAAGTTTGAGCCCTTGTGGCAACACCAGTTCCAGTGATTGCGGACAACTCACGCTTTGCTCCTGCCAGTTCCTTCTCCCGCTGAACTAAGCCGGGTGCTTTAGTCGTACGCCGACGCTGTCGCGCACGAGCCGCTGCTGGACTGAGATCCTGGCGCTGTCTTTTTCTTGCCATTACTTTCCCCTTGGCCCCTGCGGGCGTTGAGTGCGGCGAGTGACGGGGAGCACTTTCGGCTTCATCACTGGCACGCTTGCTTTGCCGCCGACTGTCTTGTTTGCGTGTCCGTGGCTTCCTGGATGTAGGGCCATTAGGTGTTGTCTCCGATCGGGCTAGTTGTGGGAGTTGGAGCGGTAGGAGTCCACGTTGGCGGCGATGGCATGGGCCAACTGGGAGGAGAGAGAGTTTCTGCGACCATTACTTCTTCTTCTTTCTGCGCACAGGCGCTCCGCCAGCCCTAGCGCCAAAGAATCCACGCTGGGCCTTCGTGAGTGGCTTTCCGCGAGCGAGTCCCTCTTTGAGAATCTGCTTTGCTTTCTTCTGCGTGAGCTGCTTTGCCATCAGTTAGCCTTTTCGAGGCCCTCGGCAAAGCCGTCAAGGAAATGCGCTCCCGCATCCTCAAGGTCATCAGGGACGACATCCGCTGCGGCCTTTCCAACGATCTTCCCTAAGTCCTTCAGAGCGCTTTGCGTCCCACCCTGTTTCAGCAATCCCTTTAGCACCGCAGAGATCGCGCCCTTGCCCAACTTCTTTAGAAGTCCCCCGAGTCCGGGAACCCTAAATACGAATCCTAGAATCTTTCCCATTATGCTTTTTGCATCCCCCTGCGGCGATAGTAAGCGTTAAGTTGTCGTTGCGAGCGTTCCTTCGCGCTCCCACCCCTGTCGGTGTAGGCTGGCTTAGGAACTACTTCCATTGCGTAAGCGAGCGCGTCCAAGACGTCAGCTCGACGGCTCCCAGGGCGCCAGTGCCGGTATTCGTCGTCCACAAGCACACTCTGGCCGTGCCCAACATAGAGTTCTCCTTGCTTGAACGGAATGAGGAGCGTCTCGATCCTGGCGTCCTTGCGGCGCCCCCCAGGGGTCACCTTTTCGAGCGACACTGGAATGTCGCGTCTAGTCGCCTCGCGCTGGAGCCATTGCAAGTAGGCGAGCTGCTGGCCCGCGAGTTCGACGTAGGCTACTCTCACATCCCACTTAGAGATCGCGTTAAGGTAATCTTCGAGATTGTCTTCCGGGTCCTGACGCTTGGCGCTCGCCTCAAGCACAAGATGCTTTCCGGTGTTCATGTCGGTGCCGACGATAACGTAGGCAGCGCGGCTGGCGTCGCCACTCGATGAGAAGGCAGGGTCGGTGACAGCGCGTTTTATCAGCTCGTCAGTCTTGACGTAATGCCGCTTGCCGTCCTCCAGCTCGTAGACAATCGTATCGGCTCGCTCGTTCGTGAAGCGCCAGTACCGAAGCCAATCGTCGGAGAAGGTTCGGATTGTGGCGTCGCTGGGGTCGTTCTGGAGGTTACAGGCGGCCAACTCAGGGTCGGCGAAGCGCATCTCTTCGACAGCCTCAACTGGCCATATCTTTGGGAATGTCTCGACACCATTTTCGATAGCGGCCATCTTCAGAATGGCTATCTTTCCTTGTCGCGTGACCTCACGATGCACTGTCTTTCCGCTTGACAATCGTACCCGCAAGCGGAAACGCTTGATAGACTGATCTAGACCGAACGACCTCTCGATATGCTCATAGCTGTCTCCCACCCACCACCTTGTTCCCATGAAACCACGGAAGGGGAAGCCGGGGAAGTTGCCAGCGTTCGAGAGGAGCGGCTTGCTCTGGTTCACCCAGCGGTTCGCACGCTCCATGAGACTCCAATTTCCCGAGCGAGCAGACTCCATCGCCTCTTTCGAGATGATATCGTCCCCAATAATCACATCGTAGTGCGCCCCAGTCTTTGTCCCTCCTACTCCGATACAGTCAAACGTTGCTTCGGGTCGGCCGGTGGTCCTGTGGAGGGTAGCGCGGGTGGACGACCACTCGACCTTATTGAAGTCCGGAGGGATGACTTCGGGGAAGAGAGCCCGAAGCAACGCATTGCTCTCAAAGTGAAACTCGATAGACTTGACGAAGTTCTTGGCGATCTCCTCTTTCTCGTTGGCAATCAGGACCGCGATGTTGGGGTGCTTGCAGGCCCACCAAATGCTGCGGCCCACGGTGCCACAAGTACTCTTGCCCGTCTCGCGCGGCCACATGCAGAGCTGCACGGGCGCCTCGTCGATCTCGGGAATCCCGGTCGCCCGCTGCATGAAGAGGTGCGAAATGAGGTGCGTCTCTTCTTCGAGCGCAAAGACATCGGCAAAGCCGAGGATGACGGAGTTGAAGAAGTAGAGGCTGTCTTCGGCGCGTTTCCGCAGCGCCTTCCAGGTGCTGTCGCCCTGCTTGAAGGAAATCTCCTGGGCAGCCTCAAGCAGCGCTATTGGTGCTGTCAAGAAAGTTGGGG